TACCGGAGGTAGCGATACCAGATGTGCCGCCTGTAACGCTGGAACTTGGCGTGCCAGTCATTGATATGCCGTCTTTCAGCCCGTTGGATTTTGAGCCAGAAGTTGAGCCAGTAAAGCCCAAGATTCCACGGATGCCGAAAAAGCCTGACCCAATAGAGGCTGCAAAAAAGGTAAGACTGCCAGAGAAATCACAGCCTATACCTGAAGTGGAGGTGAAAAAAGTGAAGCCATTAACGCAACAAGTTATTGAAGCTATACCTACGTTACCGCAAGCGACTACTGTGGCGGCCTCATCTGTTATTGGTGTTTCAGCCGCACTCGCAACGCCTTATTTGTTGAGGCTAATTAAACCAACAATCAAAAAACTTGCCAAAAAACTACAGCAAATTTTAGGCAAAAAACCAAAAGTTGAGTCAGTTATGGAGCGGCGGAAGTTTCAACGTTCTTTAAGGAAATAGGGTGCGTATGAGGTGTTGGATGGTTGATGACGATATCAGCGCATACTTTTCTATAAGGACTCCATTTAGTGAACTGAACGCCCTTCGCCAACAACTCTCCACAAACCCGCGCTCGCGAGAGTTCAAAGTCCAACCTTTTATTGGCCAATTGCTGTTTTTGCAGCCCAAGTTGCAAGTCAACAGCTTTTTTACAACGTGCCTGTAAGCCACCGTCTAAAGGAATAGTTGCCTGAATTGAAAGTCCTAGGTTCCAATTATGTTGGTTTTTCTGTCCAGTTCTGGTGTCTTTAAAAAACAAAACATCACCAGGATTGTCTAAACGACCGTCCTCATCTAAGTCAGAGAGGTCATAAACCGGATCTAAATAGCTGTATTCGTATGGCAACCCCCACGATTTTGTGCGGTTAGCGTATGGCGTAATTGTTAATGTTGGGCCTTGGCATTGTATAGATCCTCCGTAAGTATTTGTTATAGAAGATCCTTGCAAAATTTGCACAGCTTGATTGCTAACTGATCCAGATGATGTTGCAGTTGGCGATGCTGTAGCCGAAATTCCTCCTATATCATTTGCGCTTGCAGGAGTGCAAAAAATTATTCCGAGAACGAGGAGACTGTATCTATAACGCTTGTGATTTCTGTTGTGCGTTGCACAGTTGTTCTGTTGCTTAAACCTGGCCCCCGATACGTTTCTGTGAATTGGAACGTTTTGGTTGGGTCGATAACTGACCAGTTGGGTCGTTTTCCTAAAGATGTCCATCCGTTGACGGTGGTTTCAGAAATCGGATTTAAGTAGGTGTCGCTCTCCACGTTTGTGCCTGTGGCTGTGTATTCAAAGCCTGTGTTGAACTCTTCGCTAACGATTGTCTCAGTGACTTTGCTGGTCGTCTCTTGATGAGATGTAAGTGTGCCGGTTTTAAAATTGGGTATAACCGGCACGCTATGTGCAGCTGGCGCTAACAACAACAGCAGCAATACAGCTCTCATCAGTTAGCAGTGATTGACGTAACCACTTGTCCTACGGCCTGAGTACCGGCTCCGCCTGCTGTTATCGCAAGAGAATGACCGGAGTCAATCGTTCCAGCCAAGCTGCCAGCAACACCACCACTTTGGACAACGTTGACACCAAGCAATGGCAGCGTTGGAGCAACACCACTAGTGATAGTCACAGTAGAAGGCGTGTCATCACCTTCCATGTAAGTTTCGCTGAATGACCAGCTACCAGTTCCAGACAGAGTTGCAGTCGTTCCGGTGTAATCAACAGCAGAACCACTGGTTAGGTCATCAAGGCTGCCAATCTGGTTTGCAGTGCCACCAGAAGAAACGCTGACACCCATACCACTGACGCTGTAGGAGCTACCAACACGAGTAGCTGAGGTTGCAGCCCCATCGACAGCCAAGCTAACTGAGCTTTGGATTTTGTGGGTTATGTCCGCCTTAGCAGGCAAAGCAGCCGCCAAGGTGATGCCCAATACCAAAAGTGTGCGGTTCATTTGATGCCGGAGCGGGTGTTGCTGTTATCTACGTTAACGCCATTGTCTTCCTTCTTTTTCTTGCCAATCTTGCCCAAAGCTGGCGTGTAAGTCGCTGCCGTTCCCGTGAGCAACGAGGCCGGAAAAGTTGGATCGACGGCTTGGGAGAAGATGCCCAGATAGTTGGCCGTTAGGATGCCCATCGACCACAACAGGATGGTTATGCGGACTAAATCCCCTAGCCACGAGTGCTGTTGTTCGTCCTGTTCTTCTGCTTTTGGCTGTGAAGTTTCTGCCATTGCACAACAGAGCTACCGTTACAGCGTAACGACTTTATGCAGATGCTTCTAGCACTCCTGAAACCTGTGCTGCTCACGACGTGGCGCTCAAAAGCCTTCAAAGAGCTGATCGTTGCCATGCTTGAAAAAATTGTGCAACGAACAGACAACGATTTAGATGATTTAGCGGTTAAACATATAAAACAGCTATTGCTGCCAGAAACTCGAATTGAGAAATGAGGCATCTAATGGCACTAGCACTTTTGCCTTTTTTCCAGTTTTTTAGATCAACTCCGCATCAATTGGCTGCTATCAAGGAACTTGAAGAGCGAATGCCTCAAGACCTTTTGGCGGAGGAAGACAATGCTTGGTTTGATGCGTGGAAAGCAAGCGGCATCGACCAAGAAGTCTCGATGCCTTACTTCAGTCAACTTGACAATAAAATTGGAATACCAGACCGACAATGTTTTTCTTCAGCGGCTGCCATGGTGGCAGCGTTTTACAAAAAAGTTAAAACGGATGATGAGTACAATGCTATTCGCGTCAAATACGGCGACACCACATCTGTTGATGCTCAGATACAAACTTTAAGGAGTCTTGGTTTAAATGCTGAGTTTCGCCAAGATGGTGATTTTGATTTAATTGAGTTAGAAATTGAACGCGGAAGACCTATATTGGCAGGTTATTTACATTACGGTGATGTCTTGAAAGGTGAGGCACCTCACGGGACGGGTCACTGGCTAGTTGTAAATGGCTTTGCGGGAAAATACTCAAATGACCCTGAACTTATAGTCCAAGATCCACGCGGCATGCCTGACATGATTAGAGGTGGTCACAAAAATGCCAGCAAAGGTCGCAATGCAAGAGTGCGACAATCTGAGTTTTATCCAAGATGGTCAGTTGACGGACCTGGAACAGGCTGGGTAATTTTGGTCGATGATTTATGAGTTGGTATGTGGCCTTGAGCTACTTGACAGCTTTTTGGACAACAGTCGTTATCGGCTGCATGGACCCATACAACTTTAAATACTGTGTACGGGTTGACCAGTGGCTGTTTCCTGTTGTCGGTGACATCATGCGTGCAAGGGAGCCATACGCTTCTGAACGCCGTTACTTGGATTCACTGGAGCGTTCCAATGGACTGGATGATTATCAAGCCAAGTTTGGAAGCGCAGCTAAACCTTGAATGCAGTTGCCGTGGAATAAAAGAGGCAAAAAACTTAGCTGAAGTACGAGACTTATGTGTAGCCCTTATGCAGCAAAATTTTTATCAGGGTTTGATGTTGCGTCAAGCTGTAAACCATATTGCTTCGCTTGACAAGGCAATACTACCTAGCCAATAAAAAAGCCCCGAAGGGCTCAGGCTCCTGCCGGTCCGAGACGGTAGCCCGGAGACTTGATCATGAACTCGTCGCCCCACTGAAGGTCGATTACCTCGATTGGTGCAGCAGTGAAGTGGCGCACTGCGCACACGGTCACATGCACATCATCACGGTCAACCACCTGATAGATGGGATTGCGCCAATCAGCAGGATCAGCCACCTTGTCAAAGGCTGCTTCCAGCTGAGCCTCAGTAAAAGCAGTTTCAGTCGAAGAAAGGATCTTCATTTTCAAAGCCGCCCTGTGGGCGGGAGGTGTGGGGTCTCCCCCTGAACATCTCTAATATACACAGGTGGTATGCCACTGTCAAGGGGTTAGCCGTTATTGCCTCCATTCCTGGCTCGGTGCAGCCTGATGCACGATTCAAAATGGTGACGGGCTTGCCAGTCAAATCGAAAATAGCGAACCATGCCGCTGTAGCTAACCTCCCAGAGCAGCAGCCCGTCTTTCTCGACCTGCTTCATGGCTGGCGTCGCCATAAAAAAAGGAGCGCGGGGCGCTCCCAGTTTCTCGTTCGACATTGAGCTTAAAAGTCGGCGCCTGATTTGTCAGTCTTAGAAGGCAGCGTAAAATCAGACACGCGCAGTTGGAGGCTGTAGCCCTTGCTGTTGTCTTTAGAGCGGGTGTACTCCTGAAGTTTGCCTGAACCAGCGACAGTAATCTTGTCTCCTTTGTGCAGGTACTCCATCACAGTGTCAGCACGCTTGCCCCATACAGCGCAGTTGATCCATGTGGTTTCGTCTTTGCCAGTGTTGGCAGCCAAGCTGAACTCAGCGACTTGGGTGTCCTTGACTTCCTTAAGTTCAGGGTCTTTGCCGAGGTTGCCGTGAGCGGTGATGTTGAGCATTACTTTGCGTTGAAAAATTTGAGGATGATGGTTTGCAGCGCAGCGTTAATAACGCCTTGATGGCGTTTTTCGGCGTAGTGCTGCAGCTGTGCGGCTAGTTGTTTGTCCAGCCGGACTTGAAAGTGCTGAGCACGACGCCTGTCGTCTTGCTTGGCTTGCATTGTTTTTGTAGCAATCTCTTGCCTTTGCACATTTGAGGTGTAACCCTCGTGCATTCGCTGTTGGATTGAAGCTTTGTCATCAGACATACTCATTCATGACGGCTTGAATCCAAGCCTCGTGCTTTTTAGATGTGATTGCCGGGGCAACTTTAGCGTTGGCTGCCAAGTTGAAATTGGCCCGGAATGCTGCACAAACGGACTCGCGGTTGTCTTTTGGCATGTCGCCAATCCACTGCAGCAGAAAGCTGCGTTCGCTATCTGAAAGGGGTTGGTCGTCTTTAGATACACCGGCAACAGTCGGCACAGGCGCAGGCTTTGCCTTTTTCTCTTCGCGGTGAGGATTTTCAATCTCTTCGCGTGCCCACAATTGCCATGCCAGCCCAAAGTGTGCAGCTGCTGCAGTACAAAGACAGCGGCGGTGACTGTCTGTCAGATCGCGTGCGCTGACCTTTTCAAAAGCAATCGCGTTGTTGCGGTTGTCCATAACAGCCTGAGGGAAGTCAGGTGTTCGTTGACCATCAGGCCCGCTGAAATAGCCAACGACATAGGCAGTGCTATTCGGAGCTTTCCAAACGTGACCGCTATCGACGTGATGAGCTAGATGAAACTGAAAACCAGGGGCGTGAACATGTAACAGGTGCATAGTGCGGCACCAGTTAACATAATCCGCCTTGTAACTGCCGGTTCCTTTTTGGCTTACGTCATCAGCGGTGATGACATCGCCAAGATTAGGAAAGGGCTGTGACGGTGATGATGGCGCAGGGATGTTCTCTGTTGTTGGCATAGCGTTTGTGAGCAATGAGACTGACTACCTGTTCATCTGCTGTGTAGAGGACACCATCAGCGCAAGCGTCTAAGACAGAGCGGCTGAGCTTGTCTACGTCGCCAATACGGGCAGTGCAGTGATCAGGGGCTGAAGGTTTCAGATCACCATTCGTGCGGAAATGATTTTTAGGCCGTGCAAAGACAAACGTGACAGAAATAAAAATTGGTTTGTCAAGTAAGTCAGCCCAATCTTTTGGCCTTGCTTCAAAAGCAGTGATGCGCACGTCTTGACGCCATGGCTTGCATCTTTTGGAAGATTCGACCATTACGCCTTTCCCGAGGTGTCGCTTGCTGCCTTGTGGAGCAGGCTTTCCGAGAACAGTGAAAGTGAATGTATGACTGCTATTGCAGTTGGCTAAAGGCTCGATCAATGGCGCTGTTCAGGAGAGCCTGAGCAAGTTTTGACGCACTGAGTTTAGGTTGTTCAAACTCAATAAATTCACCTGCAATGGACACGTTGGTCATGTTGCCTTTTGTAGCTTCGGAAATTTTGGCGAGCTTATGGGCTCGTTCTTTATCCAGAACAATTTGCACGCTTTTCATTTGAGGGAGTCGCAGGCTTTTTGAATGCCAGCGTTGCAATCACGCTGGGTCATTTCGGTCAAAGTCGTGTTGAGGGAGTACCAAAAGGCACCGCCCATTAGAGAACAAAAGACTGCAATAACAATTGCATTGGTCTTGGGGCTGCGCCGCTCAGGGTCATAAAAACCTGGGCTGCGATCGTAGATGCTGTTGCGATTCATGAGCGAACGAGAGAAAGGGCTCACGTGCAGCAGTATGGCGTGGGTGGTATGCCATGTCAACCCTTTGGGTAATAAACCCGTGCCGTCCGCCCAGAGCGTGTCGCCCTGCGGGCAAACTTGCCTGTCGCTTCATCCAAACGCTGCTCTAACAGCGCAGGTTGGCAGCTGGTCAAGTCCCTGATCCTGGCGCTTGCCGTCTGATGCTTCATGCCTAAAAGCTGTTCAACCTCGTCACAGGTCAAGCCGTCTTCTGCCTCACGAATGGCATGCAGCACATCGCGGCACATCCCGTTGACTTGATCAACAATGCTGGCCGCTGCGTCGCGGCTTGTATCTGTCCCGTTGTGCGGGGCGGTTGGATGGTTGAACATGTCAGACCTCAACCGTTGCTGTCTGCGGGTCAACCTCGTGACGGCTGATTGGTTCGGGCTTGCTGTATGGCTCAGTGATCAATCCGTAGATCGACTGGCAAACCACCACGGCATCACGCAGCTTGGCCACATCATCTGCCACGGAGTAAACGCCCATCTCCTGTCGGCGAAGTTCCCGCAGGTAGGACTCAGAGCCTTCACGCGCAAGCGTGTTTTTGATAAAACCCTCCAAGGATTCAGCTGACTGCTGCAGGTTGTTGAGCTTTAGCCGGTAGTCCCGCACGTCCTGTTGCACTTGGAAGGCGCGTCGTTCAGCCTCTAGCTCTGCTTGTGTTTTCTTACGTGGCGCTTTTTTCTTAGTTGCCGAAGGTGGCGCAGCGGCTGCAGCTTGACGCTCTGCGTTGGCTGGCGTGCTGCCAACTGTTAACGCGTCTTGCTTTGCTTGCTCAATCTCTCGTTCTTCGCGTTCTTTAAGCTGACGTAATCCTTCTTTTTGACGGAAGTAATCCCTGGATTCCGTTTCGGTTGGTGGGCGATTCACCATCAAGCCTTGTTTGTCTTTGCGTTGACGCTTGTCAGGGGGGATCGACTCAAATGCTTCAAGCCATGCAGCAATGACTTGGGGCTGATGCTCCGCAAACGGCGGCTGTAAATCAAATGCGCCTGCGTGATTGCTTGGATGAGAGCGATCAAGCTGCGGGGGCACCCAATCATCAACCCGTTGCATCATGGATTGATAAGGGCGCAGCTGGCTGACGCTGGTTGGCAAAGGCAAAGCGAACGAGCCACGTTGTATTCGCTTTTCATTTTCAGCAGCAAAGTTGGCATAAAGCACCGACCACATAATCAAAAGATTGGCGGTTTCGTGGTGCACTATTTTCTCGCCACCCTCCAGCGTAAATTTACGCCGCTTTAGCCATTCAGGCCAACCGCGTGCGGTTTCATCAGGACGCCAAAAGTCTTTGTCTCGTGTGAAATCGCCAGACCATTTCATTCGACTTAGTTCAGCACCAAGCATCAAACGCCCGCGCCAATCCAAGTCGCATAGCAGTTCAATGTTTTGAATGCCGATCGAGCACCGTTGCTCGGGGCTCATATCGTCGCTTGTTGATTGCAGGCCAAGCGGTGGCCCAATGGTGGGAAGTTCTGTCATTGTGGGATTGCTGTGTTTTATGGCGTGCTCGAAACGGCATGTTTTCGAGCACGCTGTTTTTTTATCAGACAGCCGCTTCTTCTGCGGCAGGTGTCAGCACGTTGCGCAGTGCTCCGAACGTCGTGTCCTTGCTCTTGCCCTGTGCCAGCAGCTGTTGGTCGATCTGCTCCAAGACGGGACCGATCGACTTGCCAGTGGCCTGCTCGTAAGCAGTAGCAGTTCGGACAAATTCTTCGCGGGCCTTGGTCATACGGCCAGCGAACTTCTCTGTCGCCATCAATGCGTCGGCATCGTTGACCATGCGGATTTGGCTTGTCTCTTTATCAAGAGTCAGCCGGACACCGACGAGGGCGTAAAGCAGGCCGTTGATTTTGGTGATGCTAGAGCTAACTGAGCGTTCAGTTAGATCACCATCGCTGGCGGCAACCACTTCGCCAACAGTGCAGCGACGGCCAAGGTGTTCGATTAACTGCAGGACATACCCGGCGGTGTTGTACTGCTTGCCGCTGATGATGTGGTCCCGGTTGTTCTCCAGGATCAAGCTTTGTAAGCCGTCCTTTATAGAAAGGCGGTCTGTGAGTTCTTCGTGGGACAGACAAAGGTTCTCCAAAGGGGTTTTGGAGTCACCGTTAAAAAGACGGCGCGAAGGCATGGTCAAGCCGCTGACTAGCGGGGGCTGTGTTGGCGGTAATCTCACCGCCAACAAGTTATCACTGTTTTTTGCGTTTTGCAAGTTTTGCGCGTTTTGTGCGTTTGGGCTTGCTTGTCACCTTCGCCACGGTCTCGATGTAGCCGGGGGGCTCAGGCACGCCCCCCTTCCGCAGAATCTCAGACCAGTTCACGCTGATGCGAGACGCTCAAGCATCTGCTGTTTGACGGCGAACTCAGACTTTTCGCGACCTTTTAATCTTGCCGTGGCTTTGTACCCCCACTCGCCGTCAGGAACGCTGACCTCTGCTGTGCCCCAAACATGGTCACAACCTTTGCATTGCCGCCTACGGCTTATTGCCTTCTCGCTTGTGTGTCGTGACTCAAGGACGCTGATCCAAGAGCATCCGCATTTGGGGCACTTCATCAAAAGTCAGGAATAGTGGCGTTGAAACGTCCCCATGCGTCCTCCCACTCCTGCCACCCTTCAGGATCTGAGTTGATGATCCGCGTGCGATCAGGCCCGCACACCACCGTCACCAGATCTGTCACCACCAACGAGGGGTGATGTACGGAAAGAAAGCTCCTGTAAGCCTGGAGCTGGGCAGTTGCTGGGCGTCTGCTGGAGACCCCCTTTTTAGATGAGACCGTCTTGAGGTCGCCGAGAATCACCCGCTTGTCGTTGGGATCTGTAGTGCGCAGCAAAAAATCAAAGCTGCCGCCGATTCGCTTGATCTTGTCGCAGACCGCGTATTCAGTCGCCAGTGTCTCAACGCCTTTAAACAGCGGCTCATTCAGCAGCGGCTCGATCCACGGTGCCCACTTCTCGTCATAGATCGAACCTTCGCCGCGCAAGAATTCATCACAGAGCACGCGGTGGATTGTTTTACCTCTAACAGCCCAGCCATCAGGGCCATCCTTCGTCCGCTCGATCGCAGCCCGCTGGGTGGGCGACATGTCGAAGGAAAGCACGTTGCTGACGTTGTACGGCAGCCACTCACCGTACAGCTTGTATTTGTGCTGCAGAGGGTAAAACTCAAGCCCTGGCACGGGATCTAGCAGTTGTCTCACAAATGGCTTGCGTATGCGTCGCAAACGTGGCACCTTTGCGAAGCAACGTCAACCGTTTGTGCCACAGATCAACGTCAGAATCACAGAGGAACAGCTCAGCTGGCTGTCTTCTGAGGTCAGACCATTCCGCAACAAGTCAGCTGTCATCAGGGATCTTATCGATTCAAAGATTCGAGGTCTTGACGGGTTCGCTAGTCTGTCCGCGTACCACGTCGGTGCGGGACCACAACAAGGTAACCTTCGCCCTCTCACAGGTAATAAGCCTTCGCTGAAGCAACCTGAAGGCGAGTCAGAAGCTCCTCAAGAGCAGCAGTTACCTCCGCACCAGACGGAGGCTGTTCCGCCCTCTGCCCAAGAACCTGACCACGAAAAAAACATATATAAAGGTGTTAAAACTGAAATTAAGGTTGAAAAAGCCCGTAAATCACGCGCTAAGAAAACCAAAGGCACCCCTGAGTTCGAAGCCTTCTGGAAGCGTTATCAAGGCTGCCGCCATCGCGCCAACGGCCAGTCCAAACCCAAGGCCGTGGAGCTGTGGGGCCAGCTCGTCCCCGACGAGCTACAACCCGAAGATCTGATGCGTGCCATTGACGGCGCGATTGAAGACATCCGATCTCGGCAAGGCGTCGGAGAGTTTGCCTCGCCGTTGCCTGATTGCTTCCGTTGGCTGCGTGATGAGTGCTACGCCGTCTACCTCGAAGACAACGCCACAGCGCCCGTCAAGTCCTCCATATTCCTCTGATGAAACTGTTTGAACCCGAAGCCGCTGAGCACTTCGTCTTTGCCGTTGTCCCCATGAATGCCAAGGAAGGGGCCATGCCCGATTTCAAGGCGATCCGTGCAGGGGATATGGAATCAGCCCTAAATCAGATGGATGGCCGCGTGCGGCCTGCTGCGCCGTACTGCATGGGCCGCTTTGATCACCTGGGCCGCTTCTGCACCTATTGCCCATCTGTTGAAGGCATCATGCCTGGCAGGTTCGTCCTGCATCCTGCAGCCGACGCTGAATACAAAGCCAGCCGTCCCTATTGATGAACCCACTGCAGGACATCACCAGCACCATTAAGACCCTGCGCGATGGCATCGCTAAGGGTTACTGGACGCTGGAACATCTCGACACGCCACCACCAGGCAGCATCAGCAAAACCCATCGCAATCTGCTGCGCGACCAACCCAAGGCTGAGCAGGTTGAAGCGGGACCAAGCCCGCGAGACCTAGCACCAGCAACATTGCCTGAATCTCAACCTTTCGATTTCTGATGAGCAAACTAAGCCGTATCGAATTTGACGCCACACCTGAAGAGCGCAACAGGCTGAACATGGAGGCAGCCGCCCACGGCATGACACGCAAAGAGCTGATACGCGAACGTGTGTTTCATCCACAGCGTGCTGCATCACTTGGCAAAGGCCGTGACTGCATTGATCGCGCCATCACCGCTGTTAGCCGCCAATACGGCGGGATGCCGAGGCACCAGCTTGAGCCGATGATCTACACGGTGATCTGCGCGTTAGCGGCTGATGCTTGAACACGTTTTCTCCTGTGGCGGTGGTGTTCAATCCACCGCTTGTTTGGTCCTTGCTGCTCAGGGCCGCATTCCCTACAAAACGTTCATCTTTGCGAACGTCGGAGACAAGGCTGAAGACCCAAGGACCATCAAATACGTTGCGCAGGTACTCAAGCCTTATGCAGAGCAAAACGGCATCCGTTGGGTAGACATCCAGCGCAGACGCCGAAATGGTGAGCCTGTTGATCTTTTCGAGGAACTACACCGGCCCATCAGATCCATCGACATTCCCGTGCGAATGACCAATGGAGCGCCAGGTAATAGAAACTGCACTGTCACTTTCAAGATCAAGCCGATCGCCAAATGGATCAAGGCAAATGCCCCTGGCTGCATTCTTGGCAAGGGGATCAGCACTGACGAGCCACACCGCGCTACGCCATCGCGTGAGTCTGACGGCTACAGCAGCGCATACCCTTTGATTGAACTAGGCATCAGTCGCGCTGATTGTCTTGAGCTTGTCAGGACTGCAGGGCTTCCACAGCCACCTAAATCGGCCTGCTGGTTCTGCCCTTACAAGACGACAGATCAATGGATCACTCTTAGGCGTGAACGACCTGAGCTGTTTGCGCAGGCTGTAGAGATTGAAAACGTCTTGAATCAAAAGCGCCGTGAGATTGGGAAGGATCCTGTTTTTATGAGCGGTAGGTGTCGCCCATTAGCTGACGCTATACCGGATCAGCTGGGTTTATTCCCTGACTGGCTTGAAGAACAAGACGGTTGTGAGTCGGGATATTGCATGACATGAGAGTTCTTGTTGCTTGTGAGTACAGCGGCAGAGTGCGTGATGCCTTTCGCAGTCATGGCCACGACGCTTGGTCTTGTGATCTACTGGAGTGCGAGGCAGATCCTCGATGGCACTATCAATGCCCTGTCGAGGAGCTGTTGCACGATGGCTGGGATCTGATGGTGGCTCACCCCCCTTGCACCCATCTTGCCGTTAGCGGAAGTCGGCACTTTGCGCGCAAGATCGCAGACGGCTCACAGGCTGCAGCGTTAAATTTTGTCCGGCTGCTTATGGATGCTCCTATCAAGCGATGGGCGATTGAGAATCCTGTGAGTGTGATCAGCTCAGCGATCAAAAAGCCTGACCAGATCATTCAACCTTGGGAGTACGGCCACGGGGAAGTTAAGGCCACTTGCTTGTGGTTGAAGAACCTGCCAAAGCTAACGCCGACAAATTGTGTCGAGGGGCGAGAAGAGAGAGTGCATCTCATGCCGCCAAGGCCAAACCGTTGGAAGGAGCGCAGCCGGACTTATCTGGGTGTGGCTGCGGCTATGGGCGAGCAATGGGGCAACCGTGTGTTACCGCCAATTGCTGAGCAGTTGAGCTTTTTGGGTTGACGGTATGCCATGGGTATGCCATACTTTGATCAAGCGGGAGACCGCACAGCCCTCAAGCCAATGACTTTAACCAACAACGACTACCCCGGATACGTGTTCGCCAATCCTGAGGATGTCCGCAAAGGCCCTTTAGGTGAAGTCTGTGATTACCAAATCGTTAGCACTCCTAACGGCGAAGAAGCTGAAATCGGTTGCTGGCTCACTCTGTCAACCGCAAACATGGTTCAAGACTGACGCTATGGACGCATTTACTCAAAGCCTTAACCTCTTCGAGTCTTTTGAACGCTTTCAAGACAAGTTAGAAGCCGACAACCTGCTCAAGCTTCAAGACATGGAGCCCGCCACTCTCTACTACGTCGAGGCCAAGCTCAACGGCAACCTTGAATGGACTGAGTGGGCTTATGACCAACATGAGCTTGACCTCTTAATTGCAGATGCGAAAGACTCCGGTTGCTCTTACACCGTGGAGGAATACGAATGAACGGCTACAAGTTCCCCCGCACTTACGCAGATTTAGACGCTGCCCCTTGGTGCGATGGCTATGACCCCCCAAAAGGGCAGGTATCTCGCAACGGTGACCACTTGTCAATCTTTATCAATGCAGCTTGGTTGCCTGAAAGCTGGGATTCCAGCCCCGGTGGCCCAAGCCTCAAAGATGCGTTGGCTGATCTGCGGGACTATTGGCAAGACATGCGGCCACCTGAATGATTATCAGTCGGGGAGCCTGATGCCTGACTCTTCCCCCAGCAGGCTGAAAGCTATACAACACCGCAATCGCGAAAAGCGTACAGAGCCAGGGCGGGATTGACCTGGTTAGGTAGCGGAAAGGCAGGGCGGGTTGAGGTCCGATCCATCCCCCGACACACTCTTTGCAACATGACTAAAGACCACGACCTCCGCGCTATCCAGCGTCAAAATGAACTTGCCGTCTTCATCCGGTACGAAAATGCACTCCGAGCTGCCTACGCCAAATCCCAAAATCCGCACCCTCGAAGACGGATGCCTCAGGATTCAGGTGGGCGAATATGTCGGGACCGTATCTTCGATGCATTTGGTTGATGTCAAAATCAATCAGCTAATGTCAGCGTGGAAGTCAAGACATCAAACGAGTGGCATCAATCAACGATCTGAAATCTGATCACAAAAATGCACGCCGTCGCACAGATCGTTCCTCTGACTTAATTAAAGAATCACTGCAGCGTTACGGTGCTGCCCGTTCCATCGTCATCGACGAAGAGAACCGCATACTTGCCGGAAAGGGGATTATCGATGGCGCTAAAGCAGCAGGCATTCGTCGTGTACGCATAATCGAGTCAGAAGGAGATGAAGTTATTGCTGTTCGTCGCACTGGCCTTTCAGAAGAAGACAAGGTTGGTTTAGCCCTTGCGGACAACCGCACAGCAGACCTGTCCGAATGGGATCAGGAAATGCTGCATCAACTTTCTGAAGAGCATGACCTGTCCCCATGGTTTGAGCAGGAAGACGAAGAAGTTCGTCGTCACGCACGCCTGATGGAACTCGACCCCGCTTACTGCGATGTCATCGTCAAACGCTGGGAGGACTTCACAGGCAATACCGCCATTTGTCACCCTGCTGCGGCACACTTTGATCAGGAGGAGCCTCAGGGCTGATGGCGAAGAAGTCAACAAAAATTGAGGTTGATCAACGTGTAAACCGCGTGGCTCGCCTTTTGGCGAACGGTGCCGTGCGCTCGGACATCGTGCAGTATTGCGCGAAAGAATGGGACGTTGCTGAGCGTCAGTCGGATACCTACATCGCCAAAGCCAGAGAGATTATTCGCGCTGATTGGGAAAGTGATCGCCTGACTTTTACTGCAGAGATTTTGGCCCAGCTCGCATCACTGCAGAAAGAGGCCCGCAAAACCAACAATCTCAACGCTGCGCTCGGCTGCATTAAGACCGCCGCACAGATCACGCAGATTCTGCAGTGAGCATCCTTAGCCACATCGAACGTGGTTCGATCCTCCAGCGCATTGGTGAAAACCACACGACAATCGACGCATCGAAACTGATCGATCGGGTCAAAGCTGACCTGCATCCGGGGCAGCTTGCGTTTGTTGATGATCAGTCAACGCAGATCATCGGACTATCGGCTGGCTATGGAGCAGGCAAGACGCGCAGCCTTTGCGCCAAGGCTTTGGCTCTTGCTGTTGCTAATCAAGGCTTCATGGGTTGCGTGATGGAGCCGACAGGTCCGTTGATCCGTGACATCTGGCAGAACGACTTTGAGGCGTTCCTAGAGCAGTACGACATCCCCTACAGCTTCAGGGCGTCACCCTTGGCTGAGTACGTCCTGCACCTGCCGGGCGGCGACACAAAGATTCTCTGCCGATCGTTTGAAAACTGGTCACGCATCATCGGCCTAAACCTTGCATGGGTGCTAGCGGACGAGATCGACACCGTGACGCCATCTATTGCTGAGAAGGCGTTCCCCAAAATCCTTGGCCGTCTTCGCTCTGGCAACGTGCGCCAGTTTGGTGCAGCATCAACGCCTGAGGGATTCCGCTGGATGTGGAACACCTTTGGCACAGAAGATGCACAGAAGCGCCCAGATCGAAAGCTCATTAGGATGCGCACGGCAGACAATCCTTGGCTGCCCCCAGACTTCATCGAACGACTGCAGGCCAACTACGACCCAAGCCTGTTGCAGGCTTACTTAGAAGGCCAATTCTGCAATCTCACAACCGGCCAGGTCTATGACCGTTTCGACCGGGCAAAGCACGTCATAACCAACATTCCAGACGTAAGCCGCGAACCTCTACGCGTCGGCTGCGACTTCAACGTTGGCAACTCAAACGCAGTCATCGGTGTTCGTCTTGGAGAAAAACTTCTCCTGATCGATGAGATCAGCGGCGCACATGACACCGACGCCATGGCCCAAGAAATACAACGCCGAGCTGATGGACGCCCGGTTTATATCTACCCTGACGCATCAGGCGGAAACAGAAGCACGAACGCCAGCAGGACTGATATACAGATTCTGGAAACCTATGGGTTCAGCAATCAATCACCGAAAGCAAATCCTCCCATACGTGATCGGGTGGCTTCTGTTCAAGCTTTGCTGGAGAACGGGAAAGGTCAAGTAAGGCTGCAGATTGCCGCCCACTGCAAACGGACCATCGAATGTTTGGAGCTGCAGAGCTACACCGAGGCCGGTGATCCTGATAAAGACGCGGGCTATGACCACATGAATGATGCGCTTGGCTATCTCGTCTACAGAGATTTCTCAATGCTCCATGCCCGTGCTGGTCGTGGTACAGGAATCAGGCTTTACTAAACTGATCGCATGGGTGGAATTTAGCTGTGTATTCAGGCTTTTCTGGTCGCCAACGTGTTGGCAACGTCACGACGGTGGAAAGCCCGAACACGGCTTACGTCAACATGGAACCCCATTGGTTGTTGATTGAAGCTCTGTTGCAGGGCACATACGGGATTAGAAAAAAAAATAGAAAATTTTTGCCACAAGAAGTTAGAGAGTTAGATGAGGCTTATGACAACAGGCTGATGCGTTCAACGCTTGCGCCTTATTACGTCAGGCTGGAGCGGATGTTGGCGGGAATGTTGACCCGCAAGCCTGTGCGCCTTGAAGACGTTAGCGACGTTGTCACTGAGCAGCTCTTTGACGTTGATCTGCAGGGCAACGACCTCAACGTTTGGACCTACGAAACTGCGCGCAAGTGCATTCGATATGGGCACGTTGGCGTTCTTGTGGATGCACCAAAGGCAGGTGAGAACGGCAGGCCGTATTGGACCCAGTACACGCCACGCGACATTTTGGGTTGGCGCTCTGAAATCAAAGACGGCAAGCAACAGCTAACCCAGCTGCGGCTAATGGAAACTGTCACCGTGCCCGATGGTCTCTACGGCGAGAAGCAGGTGCAGCAAGTGCGAGTGCTCACCCCCGGCGCTTTTGAAATCCATCAAAAGGACAAGAAAGGCGATTTTGTGTTGATTGATGAGGGCACAACCAGCCTTAGCGAGATTCCATTTGCTGTTGCCTATTCAAATCGCGTTGGTGTTCTTGAGTCGCGGCCACCGCTAGCTGACATCGCTGAGCTGAACTTAAAGGCGTATCAGGTGCAATCTGATCTCGACAACCAGCTGCACATCAGCGCCGTGCCTATGCTGGCGATCTATGGGTTCCCGCAGTCAGCTGAGGAAATCAGTGCAGGCCCAGGCGAAGCGATGGCGCTGCCTGAGTCTGCACGGGCTGAATACATTGAGCCTGGTGGGAACAGCTATGACGCACAGTTCCGCAGACTTGATCAAATCGCTGGTCAGATCAACGAATTGGGGCTTGCTGCCGTGTTAGGGCAAAAGCTCAGCGCAGAAACAGCAGAGGCTAAGCGGATTGATCGCAGCCAGGGCGACAGCACCATGATGGTGATCGCGCAGCAGATGCAAGATTTGATCGACAACTGCTTAACGTATCACGCGAAATACATGCAGCAGTCACAAGCTGGCAGCAGTTTTGTCAATCGAGACTTCCTAAGCAGTCGTCTTGAGCCACAAGAAATTCAAGCAATGTTGCAGCTATACAGCGCAGGAACGATTACTCAAGAAACGCTGCTGAAACAGCTTTCAATAGGGGAAATTCTTGGTGATGATTTTGACGTTGAACAGGAGCTTGACGCAACACAGTCTGGCGGGCTAATGGAAACGCCACAACCTGATCCAAGGCCTGAGGCGAACGTTCAGCCCGTAATGCCAATAGCAACACAGGAGCCAGAAGATGAGACAAATGAGCAAACTGCATAAGTCGAATCCAAATCGAAAGCAGCTTCTGTTTTTCGACAAAAATCAGTTAAAAGAAGATTGTTTTGCGGTCATTCGGATTACTTGGTTTGCTGCTGGTCGGATCTGCTCGGTACATGAAGCCGTGGTCAATAAAAATGACCATATAGCTGTAGCTGAGTTTTCAGGGATTGTTGGTGAGGCGCTACGCGGGGGTGCTGATGTTTCGATTATCTGTATCGCTTGTTCAGAGGATGTTGGATTGAGACCAGAATGAGTGAGCCTGAAGCCTTTTACCGACAGGCCATTGACCTGAACCGCTACAGCAATTACGTCGCGCTTAATATCATGCGTGCGTATAACGACATCGTAATTGATGCGTTGCAAAAACTTGACGATGTTGGCTCTTTAAATCCTAGGGAAGCAGCACGATTAAATGCTTTGTTAGCGCAAGTTCGTGAAAGCCTTCAAACTTGGGCCGACGACAGTTCGGTTTATGCAGTGCAGGAGTTTAACGGCCTAGCGCGGTTGCAGGCTGATTTTATCTCGGGGCAGATCAAGGATGTAGTAAAGCCAAACCTTGTAAATACCATACGCACGGTTGAGATTACCCCGGACTTTGCGCGGTCTGTTGTCTTGGCTGACCCGACTGACATTAGTGCAGCCGTACTTCAGCCTAGCCTTGAGCAACAAATCAGCGGTCAGTTTCCTGGTCTCATAAGTCTTGATGCTAAGAAAGGGTCTGCGATGGTTCTGCCGAACGGTAAGACCCTCGGCAAAGGGTTCAGACAATTATCAGAATCTTCCGCTGACAAATTCCGCGTAACTGTGCAAAACGGAATGCTGACAGGCGAAAACATGCGAGACATGGTAAAAAGACTTCGCGGCAAACTGCGTTTAGCTGATAAGGCAAACATCAGTCAAACTATTGCCAAGGGTGGCGAGTTAACAACACTTGCTGATTCTCAGATCAGAGCGTTGATTCGCACCTCTGTCACGCAAATGACCAACACTGTTAATCAACAGATGTATATTGCGAATCAAGATGTAATTGATTCATATCGCTATCGAGCGGTCTTGGATTTAAGGACAACTCCGATTTGTCAATCTCTTGATGGCAAGGTGTTTAAGTTTGGCAAAGGTCCGCAACCGCCGCAACATTTTGGCTGTCGGTCAACCATCGTGTTTATCACTAAAACTGAAGCTGAAGGAGATTTTCAGGAACGTGGGAAACGTGCGGCTTTAGGCGGACTTGTGCCTGCTGACATGACGTATCCACAGTGGATCGCTCAGCAGTCAGCCGCTGATCAAGCAAAAGCACTAGGCGGTGAACGCAAAGCGAGCTTATTTCGCAGCTTGTTGAAGAAAGAGTCGCCACAGGCAGCCCTTGCGAAGTTTGTCACAAAAGATGGTTCAGAAGTAAGTTTGAAAGAGCTGCAATCGAAATACGGTGCCTCTGAAACGCGGTAGCAGCAAGCAAGTCATTTCAGAAAACATCCGCAGGCTGATCCGTGAAGGCAAAAGTCGTTCACAGGCGGCAGCCATTGCGTACAAAGGGGCCGGAAAACGCCGCAAGCGTTAATCTTTTGTTGTACCTACCTGTCGGTTTGATGACGTTGCCCAGCAAGTACAAGTTCAAGGTGCAAAAGGAAGAGGCTGCACCGTCTTGCCCACCGCGTAAGCCTGCTTCGAAAGGCAAAGCTGCTAAAACAAAGGCATCTAAAGGAGACGCCTGATGCCTCGTTACACCGGACCGAAGAAGCCTCAGTCGGCTATGGGCAAGAAAAAAACCAAAAAGAAGAAGAAGTAATGGCACGCAAGCAGCGGCGAGTTCCGAAGGACAAGGCCACCGGCCTTCCTAAGAAGTACCTGTCTGGTGCTAAGAACCGTGCCGCCCAGGCCCGTGAGATCAAGCGCACCGCTGACGCCTACAAGCGAGGCGAAAAAATTGATATTGAAGCTGTAAACCGAGCGAGGTCCAAACAAGGTGGCACAAAAAAGAAAAAAACCAGCCGCAAAAAAAAGTAGCGGCGGCTCTCTGAAGGAGAAGGCCGACAACAGTCGGTTTTATCTGGCAGAGCTAAAAGAGGTTTTTGAGAAAGGGAAGGCGGCGTTTCTCTCTAGCGGATCGCGACCGGGTGTCACCCAAAATCAGTGGGCTCATGCCCGAGTCAACAGCTATATATCTGGCAGGGGTGGGGCAAGAGCTGCTGATGCGAAAATATACCGCAAATACAACAAGATGCGAAAAGCAAAGCGATGAAACTGACGACCCGTCAAAAAAATGCTTTAGCAAGGCATCAAAAAGATCACGGTCACACAAAAGCGCACATGGATTTCATGAAGCGCAAGATGCGTGAGGGGATGAGCTTTTCGCAGGCGCATCGTTTGGCAATGACCAAGAAAGGCAAATGAGCATCAATCATCCCGAGGGCGGACGGTTTGAGGATTACGGCAAGCCTAAGCGAACTCCTAATCACCCCAAATACGCAGCGGCTGTTGTCATCAAAGAAAATGGCCGTGATCGTTTAATCCGTTTCGGCCTACAGGGTGCAAAGCGTTTTCCTGAGCGCAAGGGTGAAAGCAAAGCTGCAGCAGAAGCGCGAAGCAATTGGAAGAAACGTCACGCGCAGAACATTCGCCGTGGTCCTACATCTGGCGCTTACTGGGCAAATAAATTTCTTTGGTAGTAGATTCAGCGTGAAAACAACCTTACGGGTTATTCATGTCTGAAGAGCAGAATCAGGAGATTACGTCTCCCGCAGCTCCAAACAATGCCGAGCTGGATGCACTCAAAAACAGCATCCAAGCGTTAGAGAAAAAAAATTACGAGCTGATCGGCAAGCTCAAAGAAGCAAAAACTGTTCCTGACGGTGTTGATGTTCAGGAGCTACTGGACTTCAAAGCTAAGGCGGAACAAGCAGACCTGGAAAAACAGGGTAAGTACACAGAGGCCCGTCAGGCTTTGGAACAGCAGTTTCGCGAGGCTGCTGAAGCCAAAGACAAGCGGATTGCTGAGCTTGAAGCACGGGTTCGCGAGCTTGAGCTAATTGCACCAGCAAACACAGCTTTGGCCGATGTTGTGCATGATCCCAGCATTGTATTTAAAGCAGATCTGCTGAAACCGGATCAAATTGAGCGCGAAGCTGATGGCACTGTTGTTGTCGTCAACGGCTATGAGCGCAAGCCCATAGGCGAGTGGGCTAAGTCTTTGCCCAGCTATATGCAGAAAGCGCCAAAGCCTGTTGGCAGCGGTGCCCCTTCAGGACGCAGCACAAGCGGCGACATTCCACCGGGCACAAAGAATCCTTTCACTAAAGAGTCTTTCAACCTCACAGAGCAATCACGTCTTTATCGAACAGACCGGGATATGTATGAGAGGTTGAAAGCTGCTGCTAACCGTTAATATGTTGGACAAGGCAAAGCTACGCAGAGCCAAACGGGTTACGCCCACACCGTAAACATCTTTTTTGAGGATCTGTCATGGCGACTCTTCGCTCTGACATCATCATCCCGGAGGTGTTCACGCCATACGTTTTGGAAGCTACTACTCAGCGTGATGCCTTTTTGGCTAGCGGTGTGGTGCAACCTATGGCTGAACTGAACGCCTCCGAAGATGGTGGTGACCACGTTCAAGTGCCTTTCTACAAGGCCAACCTGTCAGGCGACTTTGAGCGTCTGACGGATAGCTCTTCCCTGACACCAGGCAAGATCGAAGCAGACAAGCAAGTTGGCGTTGTTCTGCATGTTGGCCGCGCTTTTGAGTCACGAGACCTATCAGCACTTGCTTCGGGTTCTGATCCGATGGCTGCTATTGGTAATAAAGTTGCTGATTACATCAACAACCAAAGGCAGAAAGACCTCTTGGCCTGCCTGGCTGGCATTTTCGGCGCTGTTGGCGACAACAGCTCTGCTGCCTTCGCGGCTTTGACTGTTGATGGTGGTTCTGGCGACACTCCAACACAACTGACAGCCCGTCAGATTGTTGAAGGCCAATCTCTTCTGGGCGACCAAGGAGACAAATTAGGCGCCATCGTTGTGCATCCAAAGGTGTATTACGACCTGAAAGAGCGCCGTGCGCTCGACATGATCTACGACAACAACGGTCAGCCTGACTCTGATGCAACCCAGGGTTCACTGGCTAACGCCTTTGGCAACGTTGCTGTCCCTACCTTCATGGGAATGCGCGTGATCGTGTCTGCTGATGTGCAGACCGCTGGATCCGGTGCTTCTACTGAGTACGCCAGTTACATGTTTACTCAGGGTGCCATTGGCTCCGGCGAGCAAATGGGTCTAAAAACCGAAACAGACCGTGACATTCTCGCCAAGAGCGATGCGATGTCTTTTGATCTGCACTACGTGTACCACCCGATTGGTTCGTCGTTCTCTACTTCCGTTTCCAACCCCACAAGGGCTCAGCTGGAAACTGTGGGTAACTGGACCAAGGTGTACGAGACCAACAACATTGGCATCGTACGGATTACCACCACCAGCGCGTTGGATTGAGGAGGTAACTAACCATGGCATCCATTTTTGAGGCAACAGCAGGTAGCGCAATCGGCCCTACCAACGGCGGCACTGTTACGCAGGCCACCAATAAAGGAACCGCCGTGACTCTTAATACTGAGTCCGGTCAGATCACCATGGCAGGCGCTGAGCTTGCAGGTGCTGCTGAGGTGACTTTTACAGTCAACAACGACAAGGTCACCGCCACTGATGTGGTGGTGGTCAACCACAGCTCTGCCGGTACTGCTGGCAGTTACATCGTGCAAGCCAACAGCATTGCTGCTGGTTCGTTTGCGATCACTGTGGCAAATGTTGGCTCAACAGCAAGCGAAGCCATTGTGCTGAGCTTTGTGCTTCTCAAGGGCGCAAGCTCCTGATGGGTTTGTTCGCTTTTAAGCGAATGCGGGAACGTGAGGCTGCCGCTAAAGCGGTGGCCTCCACCCCAAAACGCAAGACTTCTACTGTGACGCCTGATGGCAGTAACAATCGACGCAACAGCGGGAGGCGCAAACGCCAACAGCTACATAACGCTGAGTGAGGCGAACACGTTCGTCGAAGCCATGATTGAGTCCACTGATGTGGGCAAATGGACGACCGGCAACGACGATTCACGCAATCGCGCTTTGACAGCAGCTGCTGAACGGCTAGACCGCGAAAGATTTCTAGGCGCACGCGCCACTGATACGCAAGCAAGGCAATGGCCGCGTACTGGCGTGCGAAAGCCTGACACTTACGTCAACACGTACGCCACTGGCTTTCCTTTTCGCATCTCTGAGGATTACTTCACCGACACGGAAATTCCTGATCAGGTAAAGCGTGCTCAGATCGAACTTGCCGTCTACCTAAAGAACAACACAGACGGCATCAGCCTCAGCGGATTGAACGACTTTAAAACTGTGCAGATCGGCAGCTTAAACGTTACGCCTGACAAGTCTGGCGCTGTTGGCGCTGATCGCGTCCCGCCGATGTTTGAAAGATACTTGACGGGTCTTAGAATCAGTGGACCAGGTAACATCGCTATCAAACGGAGCTGATCATGTACGGAGACCTGTCAGGCGGCTTCGAGTTTATCTCTGACACCAACGCCCACACCGGGCGATTTCAGAAGATCTACTTCAAGGAAGACAGCGTAATCAGTGCGATTACTGCCAAAAACGCAACCGGCAACAGTTTGGCTGGCGAGACCTTCGTTGCTAAAACTTACATCTGTGGGATCTTCACGAGCATCACGCTGACTAGCGGCGCTTGCGTTGCGTATAACCTCTGATGGCACTTGCTAGCTCGGCAGTCCAGGCTGCAACAAACGTTTGTGAAGCGTTAGGTTCTGACGCAACGATCCGTTTTGTCACCAGCGGGGCCTACAACACAACGACCGGGCTGAGCGGTGAGACGGTCAGTGACATTAACGTTAAAGGCATTGTTCAGGCAGTTTCCAAGTCGGAAGCCAATGGACTTATCGAAGCACAAGACAAGCTTTTTATCGTTTCAGCAGGAGCGCTTGCAACTGCGCCTGGGACTAAAGATCGGGTTGTTATCAGCTCTATTGTGTATCAGATCATCCAAGTCAACACGGTGGAGCAGGAGAATACTGCAATTACCTATGAACTGATTCTGAGGGGCTGATGGCAAGAACCACAATTAAAATCAGTGAAATCGGCAGTTATACAAAAAAACAGGTTGACAAACTTGTACGTGAAGCTGGGGTTGATCTAAAAAATCGTTTGATCAACTATAGTCCCGTGGGTCAGTACGACGGCGGCGGCACTTTTAAAAGCAACTGGCAGTTTAAAAAACAAGGCTTAACTTTTGTTGCTATAAATTTAACCCAAAATTATGCCGAAGCTATTACGTTTGGCGGCTCAGCGATGCCCCCTTCTTGGAATCGTAAATTTAGATCGAAATTTGGATTGCCCGAGAGATGGCCTGAAGTTTTGGCAGGGAAGGAAACTACAGAACAAATTCCTAGTATTTGGTCTAGCATCGTGCGCAGGGCATGACAAGTTCTTACAACGACATACGGGCTGCGATTGAGGCCCGTATTGCCACAGAAATGGCGGAATCTCCGTCGTATCAGGTGAGTTATGAGAACGTGCCATTTACACCGCCAAACAATTCCACTTGGATCAAGGTACAAATCCGGTTTGGGGAGAACGCTTATGCAACGCTGTTAGGACCTACAACTGGCAGCAATCGCCAGGCAGGCATTCTTGTCATCGGTATTTTCAGCCCGATCGGTGTAGGCACTGGCGATAACTTTACGTTGGCCGAACGCCTTAAAGATCTGTTCGACCGGAAGATCATCAGCCAGATTATTTTTGATGCAGCAGACGGTCCAGCAATCGTTGAGGCCGCCGCGCCGGAATCTTTTTTTCAAACAGAGCTAGCCATAACATTCGATGCCTTCGTACAATGAGCTGAGCCAACTACCGTACAAACGTTATGGCAACCACTCTGTCCGGTACGTCCGGCGCTCTTTACTACAAACCGGCTGGCACTGACAGCACGTTCACTGCATCGAACGTGACCAATGCCAGCAACAACATTATGGTCGGGACCTTCCTGAATTTTAAGGTCAACGACAAGGTCTCTGTTGGCACTGGCAGCGGCGGAACTTTGCCTTCCGGTCTTTCTGCCAGCACTGATGTGTTCATCAGAACCTATAGCGCATCGACCGGCATCGCCACGTTTTCTGCTACTGCTGGCGGGACTGAGCTTGCTTTGGCTGACGATGGCACCGATGGCACGACTCCGTTCACTATTAAGTTTGCTGAGTTTCAAGCGGTAGGCGCTGTTCGTGAATGGTCTTTTGAGATCACCCGCGATGAAATCGACGTAACCACGATTGGTCAAACATTAGGTCAAAATGCGCCGTTCAAGACTTACATCACCGGTTTTGCTGATGGTGAGGGCTCTTGTACGATCTACACCACTGATGATGACACCACTATCGCATCACGCTTAGTAGAAGATGTAATTCAACGGAAACAAACTGGTGTGCAGTTTAAGCTGTATATCGACCGTGTGCTTTCTTCTGGCACTGTGGACGACACTGCCAGCAGGTCAATCACAATGGAAGCGGTGCTTACATCTGCAAGTTTTTCAGTAAACCCTGATGACGCTCAGCAGATTGAGGTTTCTTTCCGACCATCTGCTGTTCCTACCTTTGACCTTGCAAAAACCTGATCAATAGAATTTGGTTTGTTTGCCCCTGGCTTGCGCTGGGGGTTTTTTTGTGAGTAATATCTGTCTATTGTTTCTTAGTTTTTATGTCTTCTAGTGCAAGCGGACGGGCACTTGATCGCCTGAAAAAGGCAGCAAATTTGACGCCAGTAAAGCGCATTGTGATCCTTAGCAATGGCGATGAATTTGTGTTTTGGTCAACGCCTTTAACAATGGCAGAGCGGGAAAGGGCGCAGAAGCAGGCCAACTCAGATGACGCTACTCAATACGCTTTGCAGCTTCTAGTCAATAAAGCCACTGACGAGAACGGTCAGCGGATGTTTAAAGCTGGCGAGCTTGCAGAACTTAAAAACGATACAAGAGATGAGGATTTGCAAAGCCTCATGCTTGCTTTGATCACGGGTGAAGGCAACGTCACCGAGGATGAAGCAAAAAACTAAACAAGCTCTTCAAGGATGACTGGCCTTTGAGGGTGCAAATGCGTATAGCCCGTGAGCTGGGCTATACGCTTTCGGAGCTTTCAAACAAAATGTCTCGGGAAGAGCTGCAGCTTTGGTGTTTGTTTTTTGAGGTAGAAGCTCAAGAGCAAGAAGAGATGCGCCGGAAAGCTAAACGACGGTAGACTTGACTGAATAGTTTTCTGTTGTTGTGGCAGATGCCGTCGTCGTCATCAGGCTAGAAGACAAGGCTTCAGGCCCGCTCGACAGTATTGGGGGCAAAGCAAAAACGCTTGAAGCACGTTTTAAATCTTTAGCCAAGTCAGCAGTAGCAAAATTAGGCGCAATCACTGCTGCCACGTTTGCCGTAGGTAAAGCGTTTGACACTCTAAAGCAACTTAGTCAAGCAGAGGCCGCTCTTAAAAGTCTTGGAGTAAATTCTGATCAAGCAACGGCAGCATTTGCAAGATTATCAAGCGAGCTTAACGGGCAAGCCTCTGCGGTTGAGCTTACGGCTGCAGCTTATGACGTTGCATCGGCTGGCTTTGGAACAGTTGCAGGACAAACAAAAATTTTAGAAGCTGCAACGAAAGGTGCTGTTGGTGGTATGTCTGACCTCAACACGGTTGGAAACGCTGTAACAAGTGTTCTTAACTCCTATGGCATGTCTGCAGATCAAGCAGGCAGATTGGTCGATGGATTCATTCAAACTCAAAATGACGGCAAGATTATTCTTGAACAGTACGCCAGTCAGATCGGGCGACTGGCTCCGACAGCAGCGGCAGCAGGCGTAGGGATTGATGAGCTAAACGCTGCGATATCAACAATCACTGCAAAGGGTGTCTCACCTGAACAAGCCATTACAGGTCTAAACATGGCGATTGCTGCCTTGCTTAAGCCTTCAGGTGAAGCCGAAAAACTTGCAAAAAGTTTAGGTATTCAATTCAACGAAGCTGCACTTAAAAGTAAAGGTTTTGGTGGAGTATTAAAAGATGTCATAGAAAAAACTGGAGGCAGCACAACACAAATAACTAAGTTGTTTGGCAGCGTTGACGCATTAAAATCTGTACTTTCTCTTACAAATGATGACTTAGAGGGATTTGAAAAGAATTTGCGAAACCAAAGAAATGCATCAGGTGTGGCGGACAAAGCCTTCAAAGACATGTCAGACACACTTGATGGAGCATTAAAAAATATAGATAGCGCATTTAAGAATCTTGTTGTTGCGTTCAAGCCTCTAATGCCTGCAATTGTTGAGCCTATAAATCTATTAGCAAACGGTATTCAGCTTGCGGCAGATAATTTTAAAGTCTTAGCGTCTGCAGCCGCTTTTATAGGCACGCTTGCTGCGTTTGCTAATGCCGCCGCTGTGGCACAGGGTTTGTTAGCAATAAAAACAGGATTACTTGCCCTAAAAACCAAGGCGGCAGCGATTGCAGCAACAGCATTTCAGGCAATTATGAACCCTGCCAACATTGTTAAAATTGGAGCTGCATTAGCTGTAGCAGCAGGCACAGCCGCAACGCTTGGTGCTGCAATGGATACAGCAGCAGGAGAAGCTGAGTTAGGTCAAAATCAGTTAAAGGAAGCAGCAAAAGGAGCAAAAGACGAAATAGAAGGCCAGGTGACGGCAACTTCCGAGGTTGTTGCTGCCAAGCAGCGTGCTATTCAAGCATCGACTACACAGCTTGAAACTTTAAAAGAAGAAACAAAAGAGATAGATAAACAAAAACAAGCATATGAAACTTCTCTAAAAGTCAACGACGCACGTCTTGATGCAGAGCAAGAAATAAACAGCTTGCAAAACCAAACTCTTGAGCGTGCATACGAGCAAGCTGGTACAGATAGAGAAAGGCTGGATATCGCAAAACAGATTTATGAGAATGAAATAAACGGCGCAAAGATTGCTTACCAGCAAACTTTGAACAGCATCGAAGCAGAAAGGCAGCGGCTTGAATTCCGCAGGCAAGCGGCAGCAATTGAGGCAAAAATGATTCAGGCCAAAGGCGAGCTTGCCGCCGCAGAAGCCGCCGCACAAGCTGATGGCGCAGAAAAAGCCCAACTGATTCTTGATAAAACACAGAAAGCAGTACAAGCGCAACGAGAAAATATCAGTGTCCTTGAGGGGCAGATTAGTGCTCAAAACCAAATCGCTCAGCACCAAATTACGGCAGCCAAGGCAGTTTTTAAGCAAAAACAACTCACAGCGCAGTCAAAGGCTGAGCAAAAAGGATTACGAACTAACCTCGCGAAAAGCAATACAACCTCGGAACAACTTGCGACAAGTACAGGGCAGGTTTCTAACAATGCCTTAAACGCGGCAAACAATTTCATCCGTGTGGCAAGTGAAGCCGATATGGCCGCTGCTTCTATTGCTAACGCAGCCGCGCAGCAGAGACAGCTTAATTCTGCGATAAGCCAGTCATTTAATTCTGCTGGGACTACAACAATTTTCGCTCAGGCTCAAGGCGGCTACAACTCAGGTTCGTTTAAAGCCTTTGCACAAGGTGGCGTTGTTAAAGGGCCAACCCTTGGTTTAATTGGTGAGGGTGGCGAGCCTGAATACATTATCCCGCAAAGCAAAGCGGCTGGCTTCGCCGCTAACTTTCTTTCAGGCAAACGTGGCGCTGGAGCTATTCCGGGTTTTGCTGAAGGCGGCATGGCGTTTCCCTCAACTGCAAACGTAAGCATCCAGACTGGTCCCGTAACACAAATGAATGGGCAAAACTTTGTTACCACTGCTGAAATGGGAGCAGCGGTTGAAGCTGGTATCATGCAAACCCTTGACATGATTCAACGCGATCATTTACTCCGTACAACTATTGGGCTGAGCTGATGGCAAACTACGACGTACTTTGTTTTCTTGAGTATTACCCTGATCGGACAAATGTTGTCAGCGGTGGTCTTAGGAGGCCAACGTATCAATGGCAAAATTTCTATCAAACCATGCAAGCCCTTGGTTCAGCAGACACCAGCGTTGAAGGGAATTACAAATATCTTGCTTTTGATGTTGATGGTTTTGGGTCAACTACAGCGTCCACAATCAATGATTTGTCGGTCGAATTAGCAGCTACAGCAGAAATAGTCGACATTACTGATTCGGCCCTAGGGTTAGACAACCTTGTCATCGCAAGCCTTTATGTACAGAATGCAGGCAGTGATGCTTTTCACGCTTCAAGTGCTCAGTTGATTAGTCGTTACATCGGAAGCATTGAGACTGCATCTTTGACTGAGGCAAGCGTGTCATGGACTGTTAATCCAGCAATCAGCAAGCTGAATCCACAGGTGCCAAACCGAAAAATCACGGCAAACATGGTAGACAAAACTAATAAAGCGTACAGCTAGCTTTTTTTGGTCGGAGGGCGTCTAAAATGCGCCTAACACAATATATCGAAGCATGGTCAGTACTCCGGGATACTACAAGCAGTTGGTACAACAAAATAAGCGAGCGTATGCGCGAGCAAGGCGTAGATCTGCAAGAGAAGCTAAAAAAGCACAGCAAAAAGCATCTGCGCTTTGCACTGCACAAACACGCAGCGATGAAGATATAAGCAACAGCAGAACGGCTCGTACTGCTGATGCAACTGCAAAAGAACAATCAACAACAGCACCAGGCGACATCATCCCGATTGTTTTTTGTAAACGTTCAACAGAAGGACCGCAGACGGGCAAGGTTGGAGGAGTTTGGATGCAGCCTGCAAAAATGAAGCAGGGATCTTTCGGGTTTCAGGGAATTTTTCTTTATCCAATTAGTGAAGGTGAAATCGTTTCTACGCCTACAGCTAGTAAAACATACGTCGGCAATCAGTCACTAGCAACGCGGCGTGGAACTACTCCAACGGTTACTACATATTATAAATCCACGGCTACAATGGCCTCAGCGCCAAACGTTTGCCCAATTACTAGCGGAAAGATTTTTTGCGATCCTGACACTGTAAATTATGTCGCTCAAATAATAAAAGCACCAAGCTATTCAGACACGATACCTGATCGTTTTAATTTTTATTGGAATGAAGCACGATTAACCATTGGAACCGGCAATACGACAAACTCTGTTATAAGGTTTCCAACAGCAGACGACGATGGCTCAATAGAAGGAATTACAGTTATTGATGTCAAAACAGGAAATGATCTTACAAGTTCGTGGCTTCAGGATCCCGTCGGGCCATATTTTAGCGTTGTAAACGCAAGAAACACTGCTGGTGGATCACGCGCCAAGCCTGTAGGTGAAGTTGAATGGTTGTGGAATGATATTGCCTCACCTCAAGAGACTCCTGGCACTTTACAAACGCCGCTGAAAAATGTTGGATCGGGTTTCAGCTGGTACACAGCTTTTGGCGCAGCCTCTGAAGATGATCCTGTAATTATGCAATTTGAAGATGGATTTGTTGACAACACTTACGTTCCGGGGGTCCCTGCAACTAGCGAAACTGTGGCTGTCGTTCAAGAGTTTCACTTGTCCCCTGTAGCTGATCCAACAAACTTCCCGTCCTCTTATGATTTTACGGATTACGCAGACATCACTTTTTTAGAAATTCAGGGCGACATATACGACGAAAGCAATTTTGCATCGCTTGAATACAAAACCACAACCCGTCAAATATCTGTCCTAATTGAAGAGGGTGTCAAAGTGGCCTTGTATAGCGCAGGGACACCGAGTTCAACTGGAGCAAGTCAGCAATTTGTAGATTTAGCCATGTATTTGTTTGCCCTTAATAAACGTCTTATTGCAGGCACTACAGCCGACATCTCTTCACCCATTGATACATCAAACCTTCAAGACCTAGCAACTTTTCACACAAACCTTGGTTTGTTCTTTAATGGAATTATCGAACAAAGCGTAAACATCATTGATTTTATCTCGACGATGGCACCGTTCTTTTTTGTGTCTTTCGTTTCTGAAAATGGGCGGTATTCCCTGAAGCCTATTCTGCCTTTAACAAGTGGGAACGAAGTTGATACAACTGCGTTGACGCCGACTGCAACATTCACAGACTCTGAGATCATTCCTGGCAGCTTTGAGAAGAATTTTATCGAAGCGGAAGAGCGCAAAGACGTACAGGTTTCAGTAATTTTTCGAGAGACAAAAGCAAAAAGAATAGGGGCACAAAAATCTAAGCAGGTCAGGTTTTCAAACGTTTCAAGTGATGCACGCATGGTGCAATTTGACATGACCGACTGCTGCACAACAAGCGCACACGCTGTAAAATTTGCGAAGCTGCAGCTTGCAATTCGCAAACATTCGACTCATTCAATTCTATTTAATACTGCTCTAGTCACAAGTAGTTTGACAGTAACGGACATCATTAAGGTGCAACGTCTACGCAAAAACAATGTCGGGGATGACCGCTCTGAGTTGGATCATTACCAAGTAACATCTATTATTCATGGAACAGACGGGACTACAACGATTGAGGGGATGCACTTTCCTCTTGACAGTTCAGGTGTCGCAAAGATCAGCGATGATTTTGCCAACGGCAGTTTTAAAGTAATTTGATGGCTAACTTCCCTTCCATAGTTCCCAATCAACGATCTCTAACCCTCGGAGACTTTCCTGGCACACGTTATGAAGGCTCGTCTGGCGTTGGAGCTAGTTTTCTGTTCAGCACTGCCGATAGGGTGAATCAGCTTTTGTCTCTTCAGTTCCGTGCGATTACAGAAGCGCAGAAAAAGCTGATTGCTGACCATTTTATAAACCAACAAAGTGGCCTGCTGCCTTTTGACCTTCCGAATGAAATTTGGTCGGGATACACAACGGTGCCAGTAAGCTCTTCTGAATACCAATGGCGTTACAGCGAGTCTTTAGAGATCGAGCCTGGTGGCATTGCAGGCCGCTTTAATGTAGGTGTAAGACTGGTAGCAGTTCCAATTTAAATATGGCGAGCATATTCCCTTCAATCTCTCCCAACGTTCGTGTCTATACAAGTGGCAGTTTTGCTGTAACCGAACGTTCAGGGGCTAATGGTTCTTTCAACGCATTTCGGAGGGGCAGCAGGCAAGTAGGGCAAACATTAAAGATTCAGTTTCGGCATTTGTCTGAAACAAACATGAATGTGATTAAATCCCACTTTATAGAGAGGAAAGGAACATTTGACGCGTTCCTTTTGTCTGATGCTTTGTGGAGTGACTACACCGGAGATCCTCCCTTCCCGCTGCTGGGTGACACTGCGTGGCGTTTTGCAAGCTCACCCGAAATTACTGACGTATCTTTTGACCGCTTTGATGTTTCGGTGGATCTTGTCAGTCACCCTATTTTGCAGGGAGACATTATCAGCACAGCAGTACCCATTAATGCCTCGGCTGCAACTGCTGACTACATCTACAATACTGGGCAGGCTGCAACAGTCCCCACATATAAAATCGACGCAGGCCCATCATGACGATTCAACTCACCACATTGATGCAGCAGCGGCGTGACACTGCCGCAAACTGGACAACCAATAACCCGACGCTGTTAAGCGGGGAGCTTGGGTTTGAGTCCGACACCAACAAAATGAAAATTGGTGATGGATCGACGGCCTGGACATCTTTAGGATACATCCCATCATTTTCTTTTTCTGGCTATCCTCTGGCGACGGCTGATATTTCTGACGATGCAATAACGGGAGACAAACTTGCTAATGACATCACGATTGCTAATGACTTAACTGTTACAAACCGCCTGACAGTAAACGGTACACTCACCACGATTAACAGCACAACGTTGCAGGTAAATGACAAAAATATCGAGCTTGGCACTGTTGCTACTCCAACTGATACGACTGCGGATGGTGGTGGCATCACGCTAAAGGGAGCAACTGATCACACTATTACTTGGATAAATAGCACTGACAGCTGGGATTTTTCTGAGCACGTAAATGCTGCTTCTGGCAAAGAGTTCAAAATTAATGGCACTAGCGTTCTCAGCAGTAGCAGTCTTGGTTCTGGTGTTACTGCTTCCAGCCTTACTTCTGTTGGCACGTTGAGCAGTGGAACCTGGTCTGCAAGCACTATTGCCGTTGACAAAGGCGGCACTGGTCAGACCAGTTACACAGACGGTCAGCTACTAATCGGTAACACCAGTGGCAATACCCTCAGCAAGGCGACTCTGACAGCTGGTAGCAATATCACGATAACTAACGGCAATGGCACTATCACAATCGCTGCTAGCGGTGGTACGAGTGTTTCTGCAGGCGATGGCATTGATGTAAGCGGTTCTGAGGTCAGCGTTGATCTCAAGGCGAATGGCGGTCTTACTATTGAGTCAACTGAGCTTGCCGTTGACCTCGCTGCATCCAGCATCACCGGAACCTTGCCGGTTACAAAGCTGACAAGTGTTACATCAACAGCCGCTGAGCTAAACATTGTTGATGGCAGCACTTCTGCAACGTCAACGACTCTTGCCGCTGCGGATCGCATGGTCATCAACGACGCTGGGACGATGGTTCAAGTTGCGTTGAGTGACCTCGTGACCTTCCTAGAGAACGCGACTGCGAGTAGCTTTGAACTTGATGGAGGTTCGTTCTAGAGCTGATGGCAAACACAATCAAGCAAAAGCGCGGCACCTCTGATCCTGGTGCCTCTGATCTTGTTGTAGGTGAACTTGCGATCAACACCACTGATGGTGGCGTCTTCACCAAGACTGATGGTGGAACGGTTGTTGAAGTGGGATCAGGCGGGGGTGGAGCGTCTGCGATAAACGATCTGTCTGATGCACTTACTAATAATTCTGGAGAAACTATCGGTCTTGGGACTGGCGCATTAGCCAACGATGACGGGACTGATAATGACAACACGGCACTTGGCTACAACGCGCTGAACGCAAACACTTCTGGTGTACAAAATGTCGGTATCGGCCATGAAGCTTTAAGTTCAAATACCACAGGAGGTGGATTAACTGCTATTGGTTATCGAGCTGCAGCTTCAACCTCTGCACCTAATCAAATTGTTGCTATTGGCGCAAAGGCTTTTGAAGATTATGTCGGCACGTTTTCACTTGGTTTTAGTGTCGCAATTGGTCAAAGATGTGCAATGGAGGCGACCACTCCATATCATTTAACGGCTGTTGGAAACGCAGCCCTGGTTACTGCAACAACTGGCGGAACTTTTTGCACTGTTCTCGGGAGTGCTTCTGCTGAAGCGTTGACAACAGCAACAAACGTAACTGCTATTGGTTACCAAGCTTTGAAAAGCGTTACAACAGGCGGTTCAAACACCGCTGTTGGCCAGCAAGCTGGTGGCAATATCACGACGGGGTCTAACTGCACGGTGCTCGGTTCGGGTGCTAACGCCAGCTCTGCTACTGCAACTAACGAGGTAACGCTCGGGAACAGCAGCGTTTCAACTCTTAGGTGTAATACTCAAACGATCAGCAGCTTGTCTGATGCACGCGACAAGACTGATGTGCAAGAACTGCCAGAGGGTTTGGACTTCATCAGCAAGCTCAACCCTGTGAAGTTTCAGTGGCAAACCCGTGACGGCAACGGCAAGGATGGAACGTATGAGGCTGGCTTTATTGCACAAGAGCTGCAATCTGCACAACAGGATGCTGATGCTGATTACTTAGGTCTGGTGATGGATTCAAACCCAGATCGACTTGAGGCTTCATACGGGAAGCTTGTTCCGATGCTTGTCAAAGCTATTCAGGAGCTAAAGTCCGAAGTGGAACAGCTCAAGGCAAATGTCTGACACTCCAACAGCAGCTGAGATTGCACAGCATTATTCGGCTGCAATGGACAGTGTGAATTTGATCAACCTGTTAATGGATCAGGACAGCCGTAACACTGATGAGCAAGATACGGTCTTTCGCAACGTCGAACACCTGAAAATTATGGTTGCCAAGGATTTTTGGACAACTGAAGACTTGACACCTCTAAACGACGCAATCACTGCGGGATCCTGATGCAACGACCTGACCCAATGATTTCTGGCAAACCTGGTGCAGAAGATGTTGTGGCGGAACGCAATAAAACAGTATGGTTAGAAGAGTTGTATTTGTTAGATGGCCGCGATCAAACAGACCATCCTCAACATGGTTTGTTTACTGGGCTGGCGATAAAGTATCAAAATCTGTCTTCGACTGACGGTTATTGACGGTCTGCCAACACATTGACACACTCTGGCAACCGTCACAGTGACAGTCCTAGTAATCTGTCAACGGAAAACGTTTTCTTCCTTTCCCATGCTCAAGTCTCTAATTGTGAGTGGTGCCGTCGCTACTGCAGCTGCGCTGGCATCTCCTGTAGCCGCAGCTCCTTATTTGAACGTCGAGAACAACTCTTCATATTCCGACGGTTTCTCCGGGGCTATTACAGATCTTCACATTGGATATGAAGGCGGCGAAGGCGCTTTCAACTTCTATGCACAAGGCGGTTTTGCATTGGTGGATGACACTGAAGAAATCAACACTGAGCTGTCAGGAAAATTTGGTGGCAGCGTCAGCCTTGCTGATTCTGGCTTAAACCTCTATGGCGAAGTGTCTGGCATAACTACTGACGACGATCCTGCCTTCGGAACAAAAGTAGGTGTTAAATTCGGATTCTGAGCTAATCTATAGCTGAGCTGGTCCTACCCTCTCCTGGTCTCACACAGCAGGAGAGGGTTTTTTATGGTCAAAAGTTTCATCGTTTTCTTGTTGAGCTTATTTTGTTTTATTGAGCTATACCATTTGAAGTATCACCATCAACAGCCTTCTCACGAGGTTAAGTCAAATGCAAAAAGTTTTTAACGCTTTGTCTGTAGCGTCCTTTGTGATGAGCGGCGCAATGGTTATTGGATCGGTGATGCTTTATACACGCATCCCGTCGTTGACAAAATACTACATAAGCGAATTAAAGCTTGAGTTAACTGAGCTGATGCTTGAGGCAATGCCGAAGCAAATCGAAGAAGCAATGCCAGAGCTGCCTACTAGCACTGGACCAGCTGTGCCGTTCAAGCTTCCATGAGCGATCAGGTCAACTCACCGTCCCACTACAAAAAAGGTCGCATTGAAGCGATTGAGGTGATCGAGGATGTGGTTGCTGGAGCGCCTGATGCTGTAACTGGGTATTTGGTGGGGCAGACCATGAAATACTTGCTGCGGGCATGGCACAAGGGCAACACCGTGCAAGACCTGCAGAAAGCCGCTTGGTACTTAAATCGCGCTATCGACAGGTTTAACGCTTAGGTCACCATCTTGGTATGAGCAGTTGGATCGTCGTCATGAGCTTCCGGCCCAAAACCTTCAGCCTTGATTCGTTCAGCAAAGTCCGGTTCTGGCGCGGGTGCTTGAGGTTTCTGATCAAACGAAGCTAGCCATTCACGCAAAGCATCTCCTGTTGGTGTTTTTGGCGGCCATTTGACAAATTTCAGCAGCGCCTTCGGGTCAGTGAATAGTCTTGAGGTATTGCCAGATAAACATGCATAAACGTAAGGCGGCCCCTCACGTTGCTTGGTACGGTCAATCCAAAGTTCTCCTGCAGTAAAACGTTCTGATTTCATGGATGAGATCCCAGAAATTCAAATTCCTGAACTGAATGTTGTCGTAGATCTGCCGGAGGTAGCGATACCAGATGTGCCGCCTGTAACGCTGGAACTTGGCGTGCCAGTCATTGATATGCCGTCTTTCAGCCCGTTGGATTTTGAGCCAGA